CTAACCCCCATAGGATAACTTATCCTATGCTTCAGCCCACACAGTTACGAGTGGGTCCTCCCTCCTTTTCCTCGGTCCATTGTTTCGGACGAGGAGCGCCTTTGCGTAAAAAGTTACCCCTTTACGCGCGACGTAGTACCTCTTCTTAACGACTTTCTCTATGTGCATCTTCCCATTTTTGGAGCGCCACTTCTTCACACCATCGCGATATTCTGTGATGATAGAAGTTGTGGGAGCCTCTGTAAAATGGGTTGCAAACTGCTGAAGGTCGTCACGCTCCCAAGGGAACAATTTTGTATTGTTCACCTCTTTAGACCTTTTGAATTCCAGTGGGTCAATCTCTGGCTCGGTAAGGGCTCCTTGACGGAGCCTATCCCAGTAGTAGGCATCTAAAACAAAGACTTGCCTACGGCCATGGACTGACTTAAGGAACTCGAAGGTCCAGAAACGCGTGCCATCGGAAAACTGCTGCAATGGCAGTCCCCAAGGGAAGGGATCATTTGTAACACCGATCCCTGGATCATTCACTTTGATACCGGATGTGTCCGGAAAGGAGGGCGGAACTAGAAAAATCTTCCCGCATGCGCTAGTTAGCTCAATAAAGAGCATGCGCAGTGTCAACCTTATCTCCGTGGGATCCCAACGACGAAGCAACCCGTTAATTACTTTATGTAACCAAGCAATATAACGTGTTGATGTTTCAGATCCGAATCTCTCGGATTCCGGAACGTAGAAGGGGCGAACTTCGGCACCATGATAATAATCGGCGCCGCAGCTCTCTCGGAAACTACTTGTATTAAAACTTTTATCGGGGTTTAAAGTGATACCGAGGTCTTCAAAGATAGGTCCTAAGTAAGGATAAACCTTTGAAGGCACGATGATATCATCCCCATAAACAGAGTAATTTCCTGGGATACCGAGAAGGTTCCCTATTGCCTTTACAAGTCCATAAAAGATAAGGGACTCGAGTGGAAAAGTAGCACCGTTACCCATAGGTAAAAGTGATTGGCATGGAATATCCATGTCCTCACCTTTATAACTAAGAGTTATACGTCGATGCATTGTTTGACGTATGGCTTTCAACCATCGCCTTGGGATCAGCCGCATCATCAGCACTTGTGATATGCTATCCGAAGCAGAAGAGAGATCAACCGTTGCATGAGATTTCGTGATGGAATACTTGCGTATCCATCGACGATGCTTCTCTTGTAACCTTTTTAAGTCAATTCCCTTGTCCCTTAGACGCTCCATAACAGTAACACCCAAACCAGTAGATAACCACTGCGAAATAAGTGTTAATGGAGTAATCAGTCTAAATATTTTCCACGTTTTGGGCACAGATTGGAGGGTTAGACTTTCGACGATACGCGGTCCTTTCGCGAGAGGCCTCTTGAGGCACATTCGAAGTTGAGTATCAGAACTAAGATACTCAGAAAAAGACTCGTACGCCCGAATAGAGCTGGTGAATGCTTCGCAACTAGATAATTTATGATCTAGGTACGACTTTGCCAAGGAACATCCAATAGAACTATTCCGCCCGAAACGACATTTTTGCCAAACTTCTTCCTCGTCATAATCGCCTAGAATATCGGTGATTATGCGTCGCGCCTCCCGTAAAACGAGAGACGTAGCGTAGCGGGGTTCGCCGAGTGTTCCGAGTCTTAGCTGCACCTGTAAGTACTTCTCAGTTGCAGCGTCGGCTCGTTCCATGTCGGTCATTTTGTCGTCTTCAAACACGTATTTCTTCAGCAGGGATTCCATCTGGTACCAGGCTTTGAACCGTGATACAGTGGTTCCAGAGTAGTCTTTCCAGACTTGATCTCTGAATTCACCCATGTGACCCTTTAGTGGCAGTGTAACACCACTACCAAAGGTATTTCCATACGTGGAGCGAAAGTCTTGTAGCAAAGTTAAAAATATAAGCCTTGCTACGCGGTCGGTACTATGTGTAACCTTACACTTCTTCTTTTCAGTAGCCATTGATTACCTCATATGGTGTTCAAAACAGTGGCGAAATGCCAAAACTATCGAAGGGATCCTGAATTGTAGAAATCATTCAGGGCCGCTTGAGCAAGCGCCTGAGCCGTAAGCAGGCGGATGTTGAGAACTTCCGCCGCAGTGCACTCAGGATGGCACTCAATATCCCAACGACCAAGATTGAAGGCTGTAGTTCCCGCTGCCAGTATTTTAGGCACGAGAATTTTGCCGGATCGCTTGGCTTTACTGTAGGTTTTATCAACTTGCAGTATGGGATTGCGATTCTTGAATTCGAGAGTTTCGCGAATGCGGAAATCCGCAGTCGCAGCTGCTTGAGTAACGACACCGTTGGCGATCGTTTGGCCAACTTCGGAGAAGACAAGGTCGGTACCTCCAGTTACGGACATGGATGTTGCATTGTTTTTCAATGTGACGTTATTTGCGCCCATCGTTTCACCTTTTTGACAGTAAAGCTGCCAATCTTCTTAAGGGTTTAAAAGAAAGAGCTGCCGCATCTGCCCAACGTTGTGGGTTCATGCGATCCAGCCCGGTAAATGCCGGCAGGGTTTGTACATTCCCTACCTTCCTGTCGAACGCCGCAAATTTAGCCTCTTCTGGTTCAGTTGTGACCGGTGGAGCTTGGCCCATTTTCCAGACGCAAAACCACTTGTTTGTGATTTCCGTTTTTTGGCTATCAGTGGTACCAAGTATCTCGATACCGTACTGAGGCTTCATGGCTTCGAGCCATGTGCCAACGGCCAGGAGCCAGTCCCAAACAAAGGAGAGTTTTGTTAACTCCCAAGCAACGCTCGGAATATTTTCAGGCTTAAGACCTAGCATGTCAATCATGCGTTGATCTAAAGTCCTACGATAGTAAGCGATGCCTTCCACACGATACGTCTTCTGTACCCGGACTTCCGTCCAGTTATTAGATGGCGTACCGCTTTTCGATGTGGACTCCGTCTTCTCTTGACGTGACCTAGCAGTCTTTATTTGCTTGGTTGCCGCAAGAAGTGATGCATGGAGTGCCTCAAACGCGTCGCATAACGAAAGATACAGTGGAAACCAACCGTATCTATACTCCAACAACTTCTGATTGAAGTAGTCTACAACGTCGTTGTATGCCTTGATGTCCCGATTTGTGAAGCCGTCGCGAGGCCTTCGACCATCCGCATTTCCCCAAGTTCTTTTCTTTGAACCTAGGTGTTTTGCGAGTCTTGTGCCAGAGAAGGTGCCATCAAGCATGGACGTGATAACTCCGCCCAGCTGTGGTAGATCCTTCTTCGCCTTTTTGGCTGCCTTGACCAACGAACTACCCAACGCATCAGCAAGCTTGTCGCTGCCGCTACGTAAAAGGCGATAAGTTGATGCTATTTCGGCCAAATCGATCATCGAGTCCCACACTGCTTCATTCACTTTGCTTAACGCTTTGTGAACACAGTATGCTCGCAGCTGTTCCTGACTTGCTACATTCCAATCTAGTGCATCGAGAGATAATTTCCTCCCGTTGACTGGACCAGAGAAAGTAGCGTAAAATTTCACCCCATCGGATCGTACAAATGTACCCGATTTAAGCAAAATTTCGATAGGATCAACGCGGCGGGACGACACAGAATACGGCTTGACTAGGAACCTCCCTGGTATAAATTTGGGAAGCTCCTGCCCAATCTTCGTACTTACAAGGTCTATCTCCGTTGGGGCAGTTGAAACCGCCTTAACGAGTTTTCCTGTTGTGTACAAGGTGTAATGTGTTGCTATTACATCTTCAGATGGGTATCTTGCCATATTCGTCACTCCTACTAAGTTGGGACTAATGAGTACAAAACCGGTTTTCACCGGCCGCCGCACATGCGGCGTAGCCACGCAACAATCTAAGATTGCCTTCCATGGTCAATGAAAGTCCTTTCGTCACTGTGGAGTTCAATGACTACCAAGTAAGCTAAATGGGGTTCCCCACGTAGCTTGCAATCGAGAAAGATGCGTGTCCCGACATCGTTGACCAAACGATGTCTCGTAAGGCCACCACTCC